AAATTTCTCATCTATACAAACTGAACAACATTTCAATAGAATACCAGATAGTGAGTATGATATTGAATTAGATATTGCAATAATGAAATCATACGATGAAGTACTTGCAGAATTAAAAAGATTAGAAACAACACGACTTTGGCCTAAGGCTAAACTCTATAGCTTGTACTGGATGAGTGATGATAGTTTAAATCAAGTTGCAAAGAAAATCGGTATAAGTGGTAGTACAACATTCATTGCAATTAAAACAATCAGAGAACATTTAAAGAAAACAATAACCAATCCATTTAAGGATTAAAAACAAAGGATAAGAGTATGGAAGAAATATGGCTAGATATTGAAGGATTCAGTAGATATCAAATATCAAACTTCGGTAGAGTAAAAAGTTTAGAAAGAACAACCACAGCAGGTAATAGAGGTGCAGTAAGACACAGACCTGAATTTATAATGAAAGGATGTGATTTCGGTTATGAGTACCTTAAAGTAAATCTTCGTGGTGATGATGGTAAAACTTATAATGTAAAAGTGCATAGATTAGTAGCTCAACACTTTATACCAAACCCTCACAACAAACCTTGTACCAATCATAAAGATTTCAATCGTTGTAATAATCATGTCTCTAATTTAGAGTGGGTTACCTACAAAGAAAACAATGACCATAAACGTCTTGCAGGAAGAGCAAGAGGTAGATGCTCAAAACCAAAACAATAATATATAAATATATAAACATATACACTATGGAATTAACAACAAACAACAACGAACAAATTTATGTGATTGACTTTGATAAAGTTAATACAATCGAAGACATTAAAGTAGTATTAGATGGATTAAGAATCCTTTTCAATTCATCGGCACCTGCATTTGAACAATTACAACCATATCTTAAACCATTAGAGGATTAACTATAAATCCTCATTGGTTGGTTATATATTGTAAACAACAATAATAATACAATGGCATTCGTTAAAGGACAGAGTGGTAACCCTAATGGTAGAAAGAAGGGTAAGGCCAATAGAACAACAGAGGAAGCAAAATCTATTATCAATAGGATAGTAGATAAATCCCTTACATGGGCTGAAGAGGATATTGAGAAACTTCGTAAGAAAGAACCAATCAGAGCATTTGAATTAGCAATGAGGTTAATGGAATATGCTTATCCTAAATTAAAATCAATCGATGTGAATGGTACTATGGAAGTAAACCAACGCATTGAAAAGGTAGTTATCGAAATCAAAAAGAACGAAGATAGTGGAAGTAAAAATTAACACAACCATTACATTTGAACATCTATTAGAATGTCCAACAAGATTATCAATACACGTTGGTGGTAGTCGTTCAGGCAAGTCATACGGAATTGTTCAGTTTCTTATTGTACAAGGTATAGAATCTAAACAAGATATATCCATAGTAAGAAAAACAATCCCTTCACTTAAAAGAACTAACATACGCGATTTTAAAGATATCATGCAATCCATAGGAATATGGAAGGAAGACAATTGGAACTCCACAGATAGAGTTTATACGATGGATAATGGTTCTACCTTCACTTTTGTAAATACTGATGACCCTGATAAACTACGCGGGTATAAATCGGATATTCTATGGTTGGATGAGGCTACTGAAATTGATGAAAGTAGTTGGTTCCAGATGAGTATCAGAACTAGCGGAAGAATGATTGTTAGTTTTAACCCAACTTGCTCACCATATCATTGGTTAAGAAAGTTAGAAGGTGGTACAACTTATGTAACTACCTATAAGGATAATCCCTGGCTACCAAAGGAAATGGTTCAATCAATTGAGGAATTACAAACCAAAAACGAAAAACTGTGGAAGATATATGGTAAAGGTGAATACGCACCAAACGAAAGGGCAATCTATAAATTTGAAATAGTAGATGATTTTGAAGCAGAGTTTGTAGCCTTCGGATTAGACTGGGGTTTCAATGATAAGATGTCTATGGTTGCTTGCTATCGTAATGGAGATAAGTTGTATGTTGAGGAATTGATATACGAATCCAAAATGACAATGACAGACCTGGTGAATAGATTAAAGAACTTTGGTATTGAAAGGGAAGAGATATGGTGTGATAGTTCAGAACCACGTTCAGTAGAAGAATTGTATAGAGCAGGATTCAATGCGAAAGCAGTTAAGAAAGGCCCAGATTCAATTAAGTTCGGTATAGGTGTTCTACAAAACTTTAAGATACACATTAAGAAGGATTCACAAAATCTAATTGATGAGATATACGGATACCAATACGCACAAGATAAGTATGGATACACAACTGATACACCCGAAGGTGGTAATGACCACTTAATGGATGCAATGAGATATGTTGCGATGATGAAACTTTCTCTAAAAGCTCAATCTCGTGGTACTTATGCTATATCGATTAAATAAATGTTATGAGAAATAAGACAGTAATAAGAATTGCAAAGAGTGGTAGAAAGTATTGGTACAATCCCAATGCATATGAGTTAGAGAAGAAAAGGATTGCAAAGAAACTATGTGAGGAGGCAGAACCAATATCAGTTGATGGTGCAAAGGGAGTTGTATATCGTGCTGATAAGAAAAACGATGCATATCAAAGGTACTATGAAAAGAAATTAAAGATTCGTTCAGAGTATCCAGTATGGAAGGAGATGTGTAGAGAACATTGGTTAGGATATATGACAAGGATATTGGAATTAATCTATACTGATGAGGATTACCAAACATACAGAGAAGAAACTAAAACCATTGCAGAAAGATTAACAGATGCAAGATGGGATGAAATAAAACAAAAGGAAAAGGATTACAATGGACACAACGATGAATACTATTGGTAATAAACTATTCAGAGTATATCTGATATTAGTTCTGATATGGGTTCACATTGCACTCCTATTTGATATAACAATGATAACCCTTCACTTTATGGATAGAGAAGACTTATCAAAACAACTAATTAGTAAAATAACTAACTATGGACGAACTTAAATGGAGTGATGATGATATAAGACAATTGCGTGAAGCAGTTAATCATCTATTAGAAATTAATGAGGAATTAAACGCAAAGGTTATTGCAATGGATGCGTATGTAAAAAATGGTGATGCAAAGATACGGGCAGCACAAAGGTACATCAATCAGTTGGAACAAATCATTGAATCATTCACAATACAAAATCATAACTAAAATGAGAAAACAATTTGAAGTAACTATTCCAGAAGGATGGAAAGATATAACACTAAAGCAGTATTTAGAATTACAAAAGGATTTAGAAACCTATAAAGATGATGAGGATGCAATCAAAGATGTACTCCTTTATCGTTTGTGTGGTATAGAACCATCTGATATTAAAACCTTATCTATGCAATCACGAATTACATTAGATAACGAAATACAAAACCTATTCAATAAGAGTGAAGAACAAGGATTACAACCGATAGTAAAGATTGGTGATACTGAATATGGATTTGAACCTAATCTATCTCAAATGAGTTATGGTTCGTATGTGGATATCAGTAAGTTTGATAACCTTGCAATAGATTCTAATTGGGCACATATAATGAGTATTCTATATCGTCCCATAGTAAAGAAACAATTCGATAGTTATTTAGTAGAACCCTATGAGGGATACATCAATGAAAACATTTGGTTAAACCAAACAATGGATATTCACTTCGGTGCATACTTTTTTTTTGTTCATTTGTTAAGGGACTTGGTGAACTCTACCCTGAACTCTTTGATGCAGACCTCGGAGATTCCACCCAACATCAAATCAATTTTGCAAAAAAGTGGAAAGCTTATCCAACAATCATTGAACTTGCAGGAGGAGATATCCAAAAAATAAATGATGTAGTTAAAGAGCCATTGGAAAAATGTTTGTTATTCCTGGCATATCAATCGGATAAAAACCTATTAGAAAAGATTTTACACGATAATGCTATGAATGGTTTACAATAATCATTCACTAAATTTGTAATTATCATTGTTAAATAAGAAACTGATTATGGGAAAATGGAGTAATTCACGCAATGGTAACCTTCGTTATTCAGTCAACCGATTGAATAATAGTGGTATATACATTGGACCAACAAAAGGTTTATCATCCCCAAAGAATGATAGACGTGGTTGTTTATGTCTGAATGAAGATAGATATGGAAGAGATTGCTGTAAAGGTTATCTTATCAATCAGGGTATCGGTGTAATACAAGGAACTCCGGTAGTAATTACTGGTGGTTTCTCATCAGGTTTCTCATTAGGATTCAAACGATTCTCATAAAAAATAAATTAGCAATATGGCAATTTTAACAAAACAACAATTAGAAGCATTAAATCAGAGTTCGTTTCCAAACAATTCAACGGAAGCGATTACTCCTGCTATACTTCGTGATTACAATACTGCAGTTATTGATTCTCTTGTAGATTCAAATGATACTGGTAGTTTTGTACCAACTAATATAACCGCATTAAACCAATTCACTGCTTCACAAGAAGCATTAAACGATACATTTGCAACTACTGGTAGTAATACATTTAGTGGTGACCAAACTATTCAAAGTGATGGTACACAAAATGGTATCTTCTATAAGACAGGTTCAAGTGAGTTTTTCGTAGGACAAAGAAGTAATGGTAACTTTGCTATTTCTTCTTCTGCTGAAAGTAGAATTATAGATATAAACCCACAATCAGGTTGGGTAGAACACTATACACAAAATAACTTTAATGGTGGTGTATCAACACGTGGACTATTAGATGCAAGAAATATAACTACTCAAACAGGTAATGGATATGTTGCACAATTCGATGGATTCACTGCATCTCTTCAAGAAGGATATGCGTGGGTTGGTAAGAGTGGTGGAACATCAGTTTCAGTTCCAACTGCATCATTTGCAGGAGCAGCACCAGTAGGAGTTGCTACAACAGGTAGTAATACATTCGTAGGTGCTCAGTATATTACAGAAGGAAATTCACTTTACTTTAATGGTGTAAATCCATTACAAACTGCACAATTATTCCCTAACCAATTAGATGGAAAGTTTGATTTTAATGTTACTGGATTATCAGGAACTAATTTTGATAATAACATCTACATAGATGGAGAAAAAAGATTATTCATCAAGCGTTCTAATACTGGTGCAGACCAATATCTTCGTTTAGGTGCAACTGATAACTCATATAACTTTGCATTCATTGTAACTGGTAGTGATACTAATCCTGGACAACAAGTTTGGGGTATTAACACTGCAGGTGGTGTATGGGCAAACTCATTCGATGCAGGTGTAGTATTTAATTCTTATGTAACTGCATCACAAGGTATCAACATTACTAATGGTACATTCCGTGCACCATTACAACAAGGATATGTGTGGGTAGGAGATTCAAATGGTAGAACAACGACAGTACCAACATCATCTTTTGGTGGAGGTGGAACTATTGTAGGATATGCAACAACTGGAAGTAATACATTTGATGGAACACAAACTATTACAAATGGTGGATTAGACCTTATATCTCCATTTACTTCTATCAATATGAAAGCAAATTCTGCTGGTAGTGGTAGTGCTTATACTGGTATCAATACATTTGTAGATGTAACAACTGACCCTGCAAATGTTTATTCAGCATTCCAATTGATTGATGATGTTACACAAAATACATTAATTGCAATTTCTGCTAACTCATATACTCCACAATATCCAAATACTACAATCCCAATGTTATTCGGTGGTGGTAATAATCCAGATGGAAGTAGTGCAGGTATTGCATTCCCTACAAACGGACAAATGGATGTTTGGAAGAAATCTAATTTCAAATATGGTGCAGATATAACTGGTAGTTTAAAAGTAACATCTACATTTACATCATCACTACAACAAGGATACACTTGGGTAGGTGGTGCAGGTAATGTATCTAAATTGGTAGCTACATCTTCATTTGCAGGTGCAACAATAAACACTGGTAGTTTTGCAACTACTGGAAGTAATACTTTCAATGGTTCTCAAACTATTACAGGTAGTATTAATCAAAGAAATGGTAATTCAGAATTAAATGGTAATCTGACAGTAAATAATGCACACTTATATATTAATGGTGTTGGTGATAATACAATACAAGTAACAAATGGTAATATCAGTACTAATGGACAAGTAATTGCTGGTACTGGTGTAAATTCATCAGGCCAAGTAAATATATTAGGTGGAGCTGGATTAACAATCCAAGCAAACTTACAAGGTAGTGGTAGTGCATACTCAATAGCAGGTGCATTTGTAGATAATACAACTGACCCAACTAATGTATATTCAGCATTCCAATTAGTAGATGCGGATACATTCAAAACTCTTGCATTGGCTTGGAACTCGTATACTCCACACTATGCTACATCTACACCAATGATTGCTGGTGCTGACCAATACAATGGTTCAGATGTTATATTTGGATTCCCTACAAATACAATTGATATTTGGAAACCAACTACAGCATATGCAGATTTCACAATTGCAAGTGGTAGTTCATTATATGTAAATGGACACAAACAATTTAATGTTGGTGCATGGCAAGATACAACTACACAAAGTGGTAGTGCAAATACTGCATATGCATTTAAGTTTAATACTACTGATATTTTAGATGGTGTAATTATATCTGGCTCAACTGGATTAAAAACAACATATGCAGGTAGTTACAACATTCAATGGAGTGGTCAATTATCACAAGGTGCAGGTTCAGCAGATGTGACAGTTTGGTTAAGAAAGAATGGAACTAATATCAATGGAACAGGTGGTGTAGTGACAGTAGCTAGTAATTCAAAATTATTACCTGCATGGAACTATGTATTAGATTTAAACGCAAATGATGTAATTGAAATAATGTGGGGAAGTAATTCTTCTGCTACAACATGGGAAGCAATTCCAGCAAGTGGAATATACCCTTCATGTGCATCAATCATAGCAACAGTCACACAAGTTAGATAACAATAAAAAACCAAAGAATATGGAACTAATTAAATTAACAAACGGCGAAAGAACAATAGAAGTCCCAAAACATGTAGCAAGTTATTTGCTAAATAATGGATGGACATTAGTATAAATCAAAAAAAAATAACTACGAAATTAATTTTCGTTGTTAAATAATTAAAACAAGCAAAATAGTATGAACTCAAAAAATGTATTACAAAAGATTTTAACTTTGTTATCAGATGATAAGACAGTTAAATGCACTGAAGCTCAAACAAAAGATGGTACAATTTTGGAATCACCTACATTCGATTTAGGTGAAGATGTTGAAGTAGTTGGTGAAGATGGAAAGAAAACTCCAGCACCAGACGGAGAACACGAAATTGCATTAAGAGATTCAGAAGGTAAAGAAGTTATCATCCGTATTGAAACAAAGGATGGTAAGATTACATCTCGTGAGAATGTAGAAGAAGCTAATCCAGAAGTTGGTATGGAAGATGAAGAAGTAGTAGATAAGAAAGCTGCTATTGAAGAACATCTTGCAGATGCAACAACAGAAGAAGCTAAATCTTTACCAAACACAACTGATGAAGATATTAGAAATTCATTAGGTGAAGATACTGACGAGTCAAAAGACCCAATCATCAGATTAGGATATAGAATTGATGAGTTAGAAAAAACAATTGCAGAGATGAAACAAAAGTTTGAATCTGCAGCTCCAGAGGAGGGACAGGAGGTGTCTTCTTTAACTCCATCAGCAACTGCTGAATTAGAATCAGAGTTACCTAAATTAGATGGTGCTCCGTTAGAATCTAAATTCTCTATGGAAGAAGCATTAAAACCAAATTATGGTAAGAAAGTAGGAGATTCTCAATCTTCATTCTTATCAAAATTATACAAATAATTTTATAAAAACAAAAATTTATTCAACATGAACAAATTACAAAAATTCACTGAACCTACAATTACTTCAACCTACGCAGGTGAGTTTGCAGGTCAATACATCGCAGCAGCGTTGTTATCAGCAAAAACTTTGGATAACAAATATGTTACTATTCACCCTAACGTGAAGTACAAAGAAGTAATCCAAAAGATTGCAGTAGACGGTATCGTACAAGATTCATCTTGTGATTTCGTAACATCTGGTAGTGTAGCATTATCAGAAGCAGTATTAACTCCAAAAGAGTTACAAGTAAACTTACAATTATGTAAGCAACAATTCGTACAATCATGGGAAGCTTTACAATTGGGTTACTCAGCGTTTGATACAATTCCAGCAAACTTCAACGATTACTTAATCTCTTATGTAGGTGGTAAAGTAGCTGAAGCAACTGAAATTTCTATCTGGCAAGGTAACAATGCAACTAACGGTCAATTCGGTGGTTTCCAAACTGCATTATCTGCATCAATCGCAGCAGGTGGTTCAGGTGCGGTATTAGCAGCAAAATCTGGTTCAGTAATTATCTCTGGCTCAGTAACTTCAGCAAACGTGTTATCAGTATTGGATTCAGTAGTTAATACTATTCCTGACACTGTATATGGTAAAGAAGATTTATTAATCTATGTACCAACAAATGTTGCAAAAGCTTACCAACAAGCATTAGCTGGTGGTGCAGTAGGAGCAAATGGTTGGAACAACCAAATGAACGTGGGTGACAAACCATTCAACTTCAATGGTATCGAAATCGTTCTTTGTCCAGGTATGAGTGCATCTAAAATCGTTGCAGCTCAAAAATCAAATCTTCACTTCGGTACTGGTTTATTATCAGATTACAACGAAGTAAGAGTATTAGATATGGCGAACATTGACGGTTCTCAAAATTACAGAATCATCATGAGATACACAGGTGGAACTACATTTGGTATCGGTTCTGATATCGTTTACTACGGAGCATACTAATTAGTAAGTTCAAATATATAGGGTAGAAATGGGGAGTTCTAATACTCCCCTACACTACTCAAAAGAAATTAACAAATAAAAAAAAACTCGAAATACTATGGCATGCAATCTAAGCTTAGGAAGACAGGAGCAATGTAAAGAATCAGTAGGTGGTTTACAAGGTGTTTACTTTATGAACTATCCTTCATCTTCTTACAATCCAACTTTCACTACAAACGCAGACGGACAAGTTACTGCATTCCCATCAGGCTCGACTGTTTACTACTATCAATTAAAGGGTAACTCTTCTTATACGGAGACAGTAAACTCTTCAAGAGATAACGGAACAACTTTCTTCTCACAAGTATTAACTTTGAACTTGAAGAAATTGACTAACTCTATGACTACACAATTAAAGTTGTTAGCATATGGTAGACCGGTAGTAATCGTTTGGACTACACAGGGAGATGCATTAGTTGCAGGTTTAACAAAAGGTGCTGATTTGACTGGTGGAACTATTCAAACAGGTGCAGGATTAGGTGACTTATATGGTTACTCAATCACTATGACCGGTTTAGAACCATTACCAGCTCAGTTCATCTCTGGCTCAACTTCAACTGACCCATTCGCGGGTGTTGGAAATCCTCCAACTGTCGTTAGTGGAAGTGCAAACTAATTAAATTAGTTCGTTCAAAATATATTAAAGCAGAGTTCTCTTCGGAGGATTCTGCTTTTTTTGTTTAATGATATTTATATAAAAGCTTGTTATATATAAGATAATACGAGATAAATCATAGATAATGCAAACCTATTTCACATCTGGAAGTAATGTTTTTACCATTAGAACTAAACCAACTACTGGTAATTCACTTACTATGTCATTACAAGATATGACAACACAAGTAAATTCTACTGCTTCATTAAGTGGAATTACATACGATTCGTATGAGAGTTTACTTTCATTCACAACAAGTATTCAGAATACCAATACAGCACAGGAGTTCAGAGCAACTCTAATTGATGGTACAACTGAAATATGGCATGGTTCAATCCAAGTATATGCATCTCAATCATATGAGAATAACTCAAAATCTAATTATAGAAACCAAATACCAGTAGATAATAGAATTGTTTCAAACACATCTACTAATGAATATGTAATTTTAACATAATATGAATAAGGAAACTAAATTTTCAGTTGTAAATCTGACAAGAAATGATATCCCTCAAATTTTAGAGGATACTAAAACCCGTTATCCATTCGTTCCATTCGGAATCTTTGGACACGATGATTTCTTTGATGCTATCACAATGGCATATAATACCTCTACTACTACATCAGCAGTAATCGAAGGTATTGCCGATTTAATCTTCGGTAAGGGATTATATTCTAAAAAGGAAGGGTTTGATATCATTCTACAAAAATTAATCCCTCAGGAGGAGACTAAGCGTGTAGCATTTGATTTAAAACTATTCGGTAATGGTGCATATCAAGTATATTGGAATGATGACCATACAAAGGTAATCAAATTCTACCATGTACCAGTTCAGTATTTAAGAGCTGAAAAGATATACAACAATCCAAAGATTGAGAACTATTACTATTGTACTGATTGGTCTGACCAAAGAGCAATTAAGAATAAGAAAAAGATTCCTGCATTCGGAACATCTAATCAAAAGATGGAAATCCTTTATGTGAAGAATTACTCACCTAATTTGTATTATTACTCTTTACCAGATTGGACTTCTGCATTACAATTCGCATTAGTTGAAGCTGAATTGAGTAACTTACATATCAACAATATAGAAAATGGTTTCTTACCAGCAGTGATGATTAACTTTAACAATGGTATCCCTGCACCGGAAGAGAGACAAACTATCGAAGATTTACTTCAAGCAAAGTTCACTGGTACAAAGAATGCTGGTAGATTTATGGTTTCGTTTAACGATTCAGCAGAATCTAAACCAACAATCGATGCAATTAACATTGAGAACTTAAATGAGAAATATGAATATGCTGCATCTTATGCACAGGATAGAATACTTGTTGCTCATAGAATTACCTCTCCATTATTATTCGGTATTAGAACTTCTAATAATGGTTTCTCTTCTCAATCAGAGGAGATGATGACTGCATTCTCTATCTTACAATCAATGACAATCTCTCCATTCCAAAACTTAATCTTAAATGCATTAGATTATGCGTTAAGTGAAGGTGGATGGGAAGATGCACAGATATACTTTGACCAATTAACTCCATTAGCAATCTTATCACAACAAGCAGAAGATACTAATAAAACTATCTCCGAAGTTGCTGATGAAACTAATAAGGAAATGGAAAACCCTGCAACTACTGATGAAAGTGGTGATGCAAGTGAAACTGATATTAATAGACCAACTAATGTTCCATCAAATGGGACAGGACCTGGTGAAGGAACAAACATAATTAAAACATCAGGTGCATTCTTCTCACAAGAGTATGAAATGTATGATGATTTTGGAAATAAATTAAACTAATACAATATGGCATACGCATTATTTATTACAAGAAACGATATAATCAAAAACTCTCCACTACAAGGAGCGATTGATGCAGATGCATTACTTCCATTTGTAAGAACTGCACAGGACAAATACTTAAAGAATCTTTTAGGTACGGTCTTATTTGGCTACTTACAAGCACAGATTGAAGCGGATAATGTGAGTAATCTAAACACTTATTATAGAGCACTTTTAGATGATTATATTAAGAATACCTTAATATGGTATGCTTGTGTTGAATATATTCCATTCTCATCAATCCAATTCAAATCGAATGGTGCAGTGAAACAAAAGAGTGAACAAGGTGATGCTCCTGCAAAGAATGAAATAGATTATCTATTACAAAAGGCACAAGAGAATGGTGATTACTATTGCATATAGTAACCAAATCCCTCAATACTTACAATCAGTTGGTAACCAAACACAGATTTATCCTGACCAAACAAATCAGTACTTCGGTGGAATACAATTGTAAATTCACAAATGTAAACAATTAAACTATGAGCTATTTACAAAGTAATTCAGGCGTAAACTATACTCTATATTATAATGTTTTAGATTACTTTAAAACAATTATGGATAATCACCCTTCTATCGAACAGGTATCGCAAGGTGATATATTTAGTGTAGATGATATACAATTCCCATTTTACCCAATTGGTAATGTGTTAATTACTTCTGCAACATTTACTGATAGTACAACTGAATATGGTATTCAATTAATCGTTGCAGATAAGATAAAGAATAAGAATAACGAATCAGACGGAAGAACAAACGAACAAGTGGTAACATTTGAAGGTGTAGATGATGTTGTAGATATACATGCTAATACTCTTGCAATCTTAAACGATTTAGTTTCGTTTACTCAATACTCCGTTCAGAGTTTTGAAATAATTGGAGATATAAGTAACGAACCCTTTGTAGAACGATTTAACAATGGTTTAGCAGGATGGGTTTCTACATTCACACTTACTACACATAATAATAGACCTCGTTGTTTGTACGATTTGTATCCTCAATCAGAGTGGTAATCTATGGCAGGTGTAAGTTTTAAATCCCTTCGTACTTTAGCAAAGGATATACAATCCAACTTACAAAAGTATGCCCCAATCGATACTGGTAATCTTCGTGATAGATTAAGAAGTGCAAATACTGTCAATACTATTATTGGTAAGAACTCTTATGAGTTTAATTTTGAAAAGAAATCCTATGATGTATTGGTTTCAGTAGAAGTTGCTCCCGATGGTGCAGAATATGGTGTGTGGTTTAATGACCCACCACCAGTACAATCTCAAAGAAGAAAATCTTTACAACAAACTGCAAAGAGTAGAGGTAATTGGGATTTCGGACAAAGGTCAATTGATGATGCAATATATAAGAATTTAGATGCATTCGCAGATGAGATTGCTGAAAATATGGCAAATCAAATCGAAGTAATGTTTGATAAATTTTAAGACCATCAATTACTTTTTTAAAAATATAGGTTAAATAGTAAAAGAATTTAATAATGTCATATTCATTTATACAAACACCACCTTCATTTTCATTGGCACAATCGCCAATCATATTTGCAGTGTCATCATCTGAAAATGTAAATAATACTGATTTCCAATATATTGGTGAATTAACTATTTGGACAGGGTCAGTTGAACAATCTGCAAGTGGTGATTTTTGGACATTAGCAAAGTATCCATCAGCAGATGGTAAGACTGGTATATTCGATGTAAGTAGAATTGTAGATTCAACTCTAACAACACTTACACAAACAAATGTATCAGCAACAACATATTTTAAATTAGATTCATATTATAGATATTACACAGGTGCAACATATGTAACTGGCTCTCGTATCCAATCAGCAAATTATTTAGCTATTGATGGATACCAGATATTTCCTGAACCAATTGGTGCATCAGTTCAAACACTTACACCACATTGGCCAATAATGACAGATGGTCCTGCTACTCAATCAGTTATGACTGATAACGATGGTAGAATGGCAGTGTATAAAGGATTTATTGGTTCAACACCTGGATTAAGTGCAAACAAATTAATCTATTCAGGCTCTAATGGTAGTACTGCAGTATATGCATTATCTGGCTCATTGAGTACTGAAACAAATGGTCAAATTGAAGCATTTCCAATGGGAATTAATGAAGCAGATTTTCCATTAAACTTAACTGGATTAGATTCATATACAATACAAGCATATTACGATGATTTAGCAATAGGTCAATCGATTAAATGGAATGTTGTATGTAATCAGAAATATCCTAACATTAGAATTAAATGGAAGAATAGATACGGAGAGTTTGATTATCTGAACTTCAATATGATTAATAGAAAATCAATGGGTTCAACAAAAAGAACTTACCAACCGCAATTAGGTGACTGGCAAGGTAGAACACTTTCGTATAACGAATATGATTCACAAACTCTTAACTACATTGTAGACTCAAAACAAAACATAATTGT